TACATCACCCTTAGTAAGAGTTCGCTCACCATTTCTTTCCATTTCACAACTATCAGTAGCTTCTAATAAATCCCCAATGTTTAACATTTTTATTTCCTCACACTTTCTATAAAAATCAAAGTCAATGATGTCAAAGTCAACGCCACTGAAACCACAAACAACACAATTAATATATCGTCATAACTTACCATTTCTTTCTACCTTTTTTGAAAACCTTATTTGGGTCTTTCCCATACATAGGCGTACTTGTATTGTTACATTTGTCTTCACTATCATCGTCATATAATTCAACCCAGTGGTTGTATTCTTCAGCAGCACAAATAGCTGAAGCGAACATCATTCCCATACTTCCTCTCGTATGTATTCTTGGTGAATTTGAAAGAATCATTTGCTCAATTATTTCTTCATCATCTGGTGCCATTTAGTTCACCAATACATTTCTAAGTTTTTTACCTAAAGAAGGAGACTTGAGTTTCGCTAGAGCTTTTCGCTCTACCACAACAGCTTGTCTTTCCGTACACCCGACAACTTTTGCCACTTGAGTAGGTTGATAATTCCCACCTACACGGTCTTGCTTAAGAACCTTGCGTACCTTATCTTCAAGAAGCATTCTATCTTGTAGTAATTTGACTTTCAACACCAATCTCAATTCTTTGGATTTAATTCCCTTATACTCTCTTGTAGTTTTAGGGTCATTCAAAACCAATTCAATTTGCTTTCGTGTCATATCAATACTCCACCCTCTTTGTAGTGGTGTTAGATATTCGTTACCTTTAATCATTGTCGATTCCTTCTTTAATTGTGTTTGTTACGTCTTGTCTTTGTTCTACTGAACCGTCTACAAATCCCTGAATTGCCAATAGCGTCCATAATACATGAGGTGTTACGAAATAAGCCGTCAACCCCAAGAACGAGTAGTAAATTAAATTTAACCATATAACTTTCATTAAAGTTCCTTCGCTATACTTAAGAATAATTTATCAGCGTATTCTGGGGTTGAGCAAACGATAGTTTCATTATACCCAAGTTCAACAGTATCACCCGTTACATTCAACGGTCCAGTAATATCAACACCTTTATAAACAGCAACCTTTTCACGTGGAGCTCCCGTATGAGAATTAAACATTTTTACAATACCATCTTTCCCGAATTCTAATACTTTCATTATACTACCTCTTCGTTTGGATTATAGTAAGGTGTGAACACCTGAGTTGCACCCTCATAAGCTTCGGTTGGTTCAAAAATAACTTCACCGTTTGAAAAACACCCTGATCTTTTTCCTAACGCAATACTGTCAACTAATTCAGTGACCTTTTTAAGAGTTTCGTTATATACTTCAATTTCGTCATTGAAATTATTACAAATTTCCTTAACCTCTCTCAGTATTTGCGTCAACTCAGCGTGAGTGAAATCTTCTGTAGTCGAATATTCAAACTCATAACCATGTGCTCCGTAAATTTCATCATACACGTCATCATAACAAGTATCAGGGGCATCAATATAAACTTCAGTACCTGACTTAGATGAACGCTCACAAAACTGAAACTCACCTTCATAACCACATTCAGCCTTAGCACTTTCAGTAATGTCCTCAATTAAGAAGTCATAGTCCTCTTGAAATTCAAAATAAGGAAAAGCGTACTCACCCAATTCAACACAGTTTTTAATACCGTAACGATTGTCTGAATAACTTTCAATACCATTATCTCTAACACCTGAACCATAATTTTCAATTTCTTCAATTAATTCTTCTTTTGTCATCTTTAAGCCTTTCTAACTTTTATACTCTATTATACCGTAATGTAGCTTAAACCTTGCTTAAATTCATCAAAGTGATTTCGTCAAGTTCTGCCTGAATTTTAGCCTTTTGTTTATCGAGCTCACCAATCATCACCTGAATCTCTTGGATTGCTTCAAGACGTTTCTCAGTAACTTGAAGAGCCAAAGTAGCCTTTACTTCATTAATATCCCTAGACAATAATCCCATTTTAGAAATTTCGCTGATATTATAGAACTTTTTCTTCAGTTCAATTTTGTTTCCTTGCTCATCAGATTGGTTAAACCAAACTTTATCACCATCAAACCATTTAAAATATAATTTGAAAATTCGTGGTTCTTTGAGTTTTACTGGTGACATTTTAAATTTAGGAGTATTGTCATCCCATTTAGAATTATGAGATGAATATGAATACCCTGCTGAGTAGTAAACGACTTCATCTAATTGGAGATTTCTTTTTAGTACGATTTCTGACATAATATACCTTTTAAGTTTATATACTATTATACCGTAATTAAACTTAGAGCTTGTTTAAATAGAAAAGTTTTTGAAAATTACCACTTAAGTGGTATGTAAGTCAAACTGCTAGATACACCCATGCTTGAACGTCACCTATATCATCAGTCGCAACTTCAAATAATTCACGTCTGTACAATGATGATTCATATCTATCAGCTTCTAGTAATTGGGATTCATTTAGGATAAGGATGTTCCCCATAATAGATTTATTATGCCCATTTTTCCCTTGGCGTAATTCTGGATACATTCCGTCAGTTTCCATATTGAAATCACCCTTTAATAATGCTGGGAATTGTTGGTTGGTGTGGAACTTTGAAGTCAAAGTTCCGTAAGAAAATACATAGTTCATTAATAGTGTGTGAGTGAATTTTGTACCGTGTCATAAACAAAGAATACGTGACCACACTCAATGTGTTCATAGTTACTATTTGGCATCTTATTTGTGTGAGCTTTGATAAAATCATCAACTTCTTGGTCTATGAGAATATCTTCAATACCGATTTTGATCTCATCATAAGTAAGTTTTTTCTCAATTTCATCAGTAGGCATCGGGTCTACTGATACACCACCGTCACCATCACGTGTCATTTCACCAAGTGGTTTTATGACATTTTCGTTATGATTGATTCCCCATTGTATCATAGAGTACATATCGGGAATCATTTTATTGAATTGGTCAGCTAATATTTGTTGATTAACATCCATTTCAAAATTTGTATCCCACGTATGCTCCATTCCTAACTGGAACATCTTCATAAAAAAGTACGAAGATTTCCAATATTCTGGGCTTTGGATTTTAAGACCTATTTTCATAAGTGCCTATATTGTCATTGCGATTGAATCCATAATTCCTTCATTCGCTTTAAGTTGTTCGACAATATCTTGCTCAAGTTGAAGATCAGCTGGGTTGGTTTTCAACTCTTTTTTAATCTCTTTGATTGCTGAATCGATTTCTTTTACGAGAACGCCATTCTCTTTTGCATCACTTTTAATTGTTTTGATATCATCTTGAATAGATTTCATTTCAATTTGGCAACCAATTATAGCCGTTGCGTAATCAATCAATTCTCTTGTTTCTTCTTTTCCGTCTGCGTCTACCATTTCTATTTCTTCATAAATTTCCATTTTATCTCCTATAATTCTATTGGGTTGATTATTAAATCACCGATATCTAATCTATCATCATCAAATTCATCTTCATCAGTATAATTCCAAAATACGAATTTACTAATTTCAACTGGTTGATTATCTCTATATGATGTTACTGAAAAATTCAAATTGAATATAATTTTCAGCTCATCGTCCTTTACACTCATAGTCGTAACTGCTTCTTTATTAATTATATAACAGTTGGTCTTCAACCCTGAGATGAAGAAGTTAATTTTGAAAAAAGGAATTTCCTTAATCTTCTCAAACGCTTCTTCAGCTTCTTGGAGTGAATTATATGAAAAATAATGGTAGTCCGGAGTCCAACGCCCGAACATATGAATATTATTCATAAAATTGAAAACTAACCTATTCCTAACAGTATCTAATGAAATGACTGAAATGTTATTTAAGAAAACGACCTTATCCGTACCACTCTGTTTAATGACTTTCATGGATACCCTAGAAAAACTTAACAGTAATGAATAATGCCCACAACATAGAGGTGTACACGATTATTGCTGGAAAAGCAGCATCATCTTCTTTAACATACCCGTTTGCTTTTCCAAGTACGCCAGTAACTGCAAATATAGAGGACTGGACCAATGCGGTAAAATACACAAAAAGTGCTACCCAAACCCCAATCTCTTTAACCATATCCCAAGTAACCATTCCTAAATAACTTTGTATTTGTTCCATTTACCATTTCTCCTTTTAATTTTTAAATCTATTTATTATACTATCGTAACCTTAAGATTGACTTAAGGTTAGTTTATTAAGCATACTCTTTAACCAATCTATCCCAGTCATTGAGTCCAGCTTTTCTAATTGCTATCGCAGCAACAACGGCTCTCATAGTCAATGTATGGTCAGATTCAGCAAGTTGCTCAAGAATTTCTTCTTTCATTTGCATATCTACATCTGGTTCGATGAACGGAAGAATTGATCTAATTCTGTTAATGACGTCTTCACGCTTAAGTTGAACATCCATGAAGAATGATCTTGATTTAATTGCAGCCATGTTAGCATCTTTGTCAAATTTCGCCGCAGGCATATTTGAAATAAAGATGATTCTTGAAGTAAAGTCAAACGCTGATGGTAATTTAATCTTAGTACCGACATCTTCTGGCTTATTAACCATAGCATCATATAATGAAGCAAGGTAATCTTCTTTTTCTTCAACACCCATAAGTTCAAGGTTCACTGTAGATCTTGATGGCCAACTAACTTGTCTCACTTTGTAAGTATCAATCGCTGATTTAAGGATGTTTACTGAATCTTTGTCAGACCAAACTGAGTCAGAGTCATCATATACAATAGTCATATCATCTCTGTTCATGAACAAGTCCATGTAAAGTCCGAATGGTGATAATTTAGCACCCTTTCTGTGTCTCCACTTAGCATCAGGACCACTCGGTGAACCTAGAATTGCTTTCATAGTTTTTTCAACGTGGAAAGTTTTACCCATACCAGCCATACCAGCAACAATTAGTCCATTTGAACCACCAGTCGCTACAATCTTAGTCAACTTCTCAATATCATCAAAAACCAATTCAGGGTCTGACCATTTCTTTTCAGCCAATACCTTTTCAGCAGAGGCAAATGCGTCTTCAGTTGAATTCTTTTCAACTTCATTTTTAACGACTTTGAAACCTTTGTATTCTTCTTCGTCCCAAACACCCTGAGCTTCCATTTTCTTAACATACATAGCATATGTATCTTGGGAAATATCATACTCAACTCCCTTAGCAGTCCCATATGCGATCATTTTCTTTGGTGGCATATTTCCTGATTTTACGGCTTCAGTTACGGCACTAACACTTTCATGAAGTTCTGGCATTTTAGCTCCACCACTTACGATGATGTCCTTCAATTCACTTACTACATCAACGATATTCAACCATTCTGCTAATTGAACTGAAAGAGTTGGTGTATCCCATCTTTTTTTCCCATCTTTTGGGTCCCAGAAGTCGACAATATTGATTTGAAATTTAGACTTCTTAGCTTTCTTAAGCCAACCAAATCTAATCATCATACCTTTCTTGTTCATATATTTGAAACCTTTTCCTTCACCAAGTCCTCTTTTCTTAAACGACTCAGTTCCCAATGAACCACCAAGAAGCTTAAATTCGCCACCTAGTTGATTTCCCATTACGATTGCAAGAAGGTCTGAAACCTTTCTTAATTTTGATTCACTGAAAGATGATTCATTGAGGATTCCCTCGTTTAGCTCGACACTTTCAATGATGTCTCTGATATTTACCATTATTCTACTCCTGTTTGTTTTATTAGTGTGTATTTTATTCTAGGTTGTTCGGATGGTTTTCCGAACAAATTTAAATTTAGAAGTTGGGCAGCAACAGCTTTTCCACCAAGTTTTTTAACTATCTTCTTAAATTCTTTAATCACGTGCGGATTGTCTTTGACAAAGACCTCTGCCTCCGTTTTTCCTGTTCGTCCAACTTTCCCGACAGCCGATTCTGATAGTACAAATTTCATAACCAACTCTCCTTTTTGTTTAGATGTAGTTATTTAATTCACTTACTTAATTCACTTACTAAGCTTCAATTTCAATACACCTTTATTACCAACCATGAGGTTAGAGAGGATTATATGGGCAAAACTCTTTTCTGGGTTTGTTTCTTGTAACCAACTATTGGAATCTTTTTGTTGAATATCAGTTGGCCAAACAAATACCCTATAACCATTTTGGAGTAGTTCTGTAGATTTAATTTTTGAAGTTCGATCTTTATGTTGGTTATCTAAGCAAAAAATAGCTTCCTTTAGTTCTGAAATTCTATCATCATTTAAGTCTGCACCCAACGCTGCCACAATTCTATTACGTGGCAAACCACTTGACATGGCATCAAACACTGATTCAAAAATAAATGTTGGTTGAGTTTTATCAATTTCAAACCAATTCCATACTTTATACCCAGTATTTTGTTCAGGGATAAATGTATAAAACCTTTTTTCTTTGATTTTCCTAGCTTGGAACCCGTAAACAAGATTCTGGTCTCGCTTATACCAAAGTGGGATTATTATTGAATCTTTTATAGGAAGATATTTATCACCGACCGAAATATCAACTGGGCTATAAAAAACACCCTTCGTTGATAAGCTCCTCCCATTAATATACACCTTTGCTTCTTCACTATCTGAAGCTGGAATGAATTCTTTAGGGAATTCAAAATTATATACTTGCTTTTTCTTATATGTATAGCCAATATCAATAATTTCATCTGTTTCTTTTTCCACATGCTTTTGTTTCATGGCATTGAAGCTTGTCTCACGCTTTTCTTTTTTATATTGCTCGAACAGAACTGAATTTGTTTCCCTGAGGAATGAATGCATATTTCCTGAAAATTCACAATTAAAACAATGTACTGCTGGGGAATCATAACTGGACTTCTGATATAAATGGAGTCGCTTTTGTCGTATATCTTTTTCTGAGTCTCCACATATGATACACCTTGCGGAAATATCATTGGGAGTTTCTTTACCTATATCGGAGCCAACTGCAAACCTAAAATATTTAACATCTATACTATCGAGCATGATTATTCCTTTATTTTATTAAATAACTATATAAGTTGATGGGGTTGCAACCCCTTTTAGAGATCTTGTTTTTTCTAAAATAACCTTATATTCTTTAAACAAGGAACTTCTGTGTTAATCTACAAACACAAAAAGAAAAATTCTATATACAGAAATACGACACCTTCAAAAACGGGTATAATATGACCATTGGTGGTAAAAAGTGTTATGCAAGGACGAAAACATTCTGAAGAAACAATTAACAAGGTGATAAAAATCATTTTAGTGGAAAGTCACATAGTGAACAATCTAAATCTAAAATGAAAAGAATTGTCGTTTGTCCTCATTGTAGTAAATCGGGAGGTATTGGTGATATGGAAAGATGGCATTTTGACAACTGTTCAAGCACATGACCTCCCGATCTCCTTTGGATTAGTTTTCTACTGAATCGTCACCAATTTCTGATGCACCTTCGTCACCTTCTTGTGCTCCCAATGCAATTCCAGCCAACATATTTGTAAATTTCACAAATACATCCCAACCACCATCTTCAATTAACGCTTCTGCTAATACAGAAACTTTATCGATATCTGATTCTCTTTTAATCCCCAACCACGCCACAAAAATTCCAATTTCAAAACCTTGAATAGTTTTTGCAAACACTGAGATCACTTCTCTAATTTCTTCATCCGTCATCTCTACGTCTTTATCTTCAATTTCAGAACCTTCTATTAATTTTGCGATATCTTCTTCTCCGTGATCAAATACTATTTTCATTTTACTTCCTTTTTCTTATTATATGCTTTAAAAACCCAGATATCCATACCTTCTTCGTATCGTCTGGTTTTTACCTCAATTCCCATACCGTTAGCTAATTCCATAAACCTTTCAGCCGTTGCTTCATCAGAAACTTTAATTACTGTATAGTAATCATCATTTCTATTATAAGTTGGAATTGCTTCTAGTACACCACTCTTTTTCAGAGCTGATTTAAATGCGTTTTCTACCATTATAAATTATACCCTTTAAACCTTAATTTTCACTTAAGACCATTCTGCTAGCGAACCAGAATCTCGTTCTTTAGCACGATTCCCGTCAATGTAGAAATCAGTAATATTCATCAAATGAGCCGTTAATGAATTCTTTGTTAAAAATTTCATAATTTCATTCGGGTCATATTTGAATTCTATATCTTCAAATGTAATGAGTATTGACTCACGGACATCATCTGGTATGCTATCAAATAATACCAATTCTTTATTCCTCTTAAAATTTTGAATGAATATCTTATTCTGTTTAAGGTTGGTTTTTATATCAACCATAAACTTCTTGGCACCAGCTTCACCAAATGGAGTAGCTTTGAAGATATCAAGTTCATTCAGAACTTCACCTTTCTTATTCACCTTATAAGTATCAAATTCAGAATACAACTTCTCTGATATGCTCAGTTCATTAAACTTTTCAGGGTCATTTATGTACACCTCGTTTTGTTTAAGGTAAGAGAGGAATGTGTCGGTGAACTGAGTACCACGTTTTATGTGAGGCACACCATCACCTTCATCCCCGCAAAGAATATGAATCATTTTCCATTCTTTCAATTCTTCTTTAGACATCCTTACATAACTTTTCTTAATTGGGTCATATAATTCAGCACCATATTCTAAAATCTGTTTAAAGTCTTTATCACTTGAAATAGCCACCACTTTTTCATATGGTGCAAATTTCTTAGACAACACACCTACGATATCATCGGCTTCTGCTCTATCTACAACTATAACCTTGTAAGGAAAATAATTATCAAGAACGTCAGTAAATTCAGCCACGTGTACAAAGAATTCATCAAAATTTACGTCACTTTCATCACGATCTTTCTTCCTATGTCCCTTGTATCCTGGATAAACTTCTTTACGCCAATTTGTTTTAGTATCTAGTGCCAATACAATATCACCGTAAGAGCCAAATTTATCTGAGATGTGTCTCAGTGATTGTAGCATTAAGTGTTTGTAAAATTTTATAAAGTCTTGCGTGATATACTGACCGTCCACCTTTTGTGGACGTGCCTGAGATATTGCAATGTAAAGTGATCTCATACTAAGATGAGAAAAGTCAACAATTATCATTATTTCATTCCTTCGTGACCAAAGAGGTCACTAATTAAAGTTCATCCAACATTGCTAGGATATCTTCATCGTCATCAGCTTTCTTAACTGGAGCTTTCTTCGGTGCTGCTTTTGCTTTTGCTGGTTCAGCTTTAACTTCAGTAACTACTTCATCAACAGCATCTTCTACTGATTGATCAACCACTGGCTCTTTCTTGGTTTTTGGTGTATAACCACCACCCATTGAAGGAGCAGCATCATCTTCAGAAGCTTTTGAACTAGCAGTTGAAGCTCTTTGTCCATCTTTCTTACTAACATAAGGCTCAGAAATGATCTCAGAACCATTTGAGATAAGATATTGTTCTTGTGGTGACTTTTCAAGTACCCACGCAATTTTCTTCTTAAGCTCAGCATAAGGCTTGAAATTGTCTTGGCTGATAAACTCAGTAAGGTCATATGCTCTTTCAAGAACTGCCTCATCCATTGCTTCTTCAGTATCAAACGCTTGTGAAGGAGCTTCGATTGTCGTATCGTCATAGTTCAAGAATTTACCTGATCTTTTGATATCCAATGTGATATCAGCACCATCTTCTGGGTCAAATAGTTCAATAGGCTTCTTGCCTACTTTACGTTGTGATTCAGTTGGCTCAAGTGCTTGTTGGAATTTCTCAAACAATTTAACACCGTACTTCCAATAGAAGATCTTTCCGTTGTTTTCAGGATTAGCTGGGTCATTTACTACCAAGATGTTAGAAATAAATTTCACTGAACGACTGAACGTTTCCTGCATTTTCTTAGCTTCATCAGTACCAATATCACCTAGTTCATAGTAAATTGAACTTACTGGGCAATCTTCTTTGATGCTTGCTGGTGATGATTCAATATACCATCTATATTTGTTTGTTGATTTGTTGAATATTCGAATTGAATGCTCATAATTTCTTACCACTGATGGAGTATCACCACCCTTTCCTGGAAGAAGTCTGATCACTGCTGTTCCGTTGTCTTGCTCGTCTCTTTGTAGTTTCCACTCACGAGGATCATCATAGTCGTTTGTTTGCTTTTCACCAACGCCTTTTTGTAATTTACCCTTTAAGTTTTCCCAATTATATTTTCCCATGTTATTCTCCGTATTTTCGTTTTTTCGTTTTGTTTGTAAAGCTTTCCGTTTGTTCGTGTTTTCGTTTTTTGTGTAAATTTTATGTCATTCACTACCCTCCATTATGAGTTATCGTGTATAATAGTATTTAACGTCAAAGTTGTAAAAAGTACAACTTTTCAGTTAAAATTTACTATAAAATTTAGAACAGATCAGCCACGCTCACGACAATTTGTATTGGTTCATCAGTCATAGTCCAAACCGAAACACCATTACCTGAAGTTGCTGATTTTTTGATTGAAACTTGGTAATCTTTGTCAGGTAATTTTGAAATGTTTTGGATATCAAATTTTACATTAATATCTTCTTGCGCTGACATCGGGAACGCAGTAACACTTTCATTTGAAGAGTTGTTATTTCTGTCCAATTTACATGTCACCAATGCAGAATCACCATCAACGCTTGCTTGTACCAATAATGATGTTGATTTTGTCAACGCAGACACTTTTTTCAAACGAGTAAGTTCATCATGTGTAATTTCAAAATTGATAATTTCAGGAGTTGCATTTACCTTGTCCAGAGTAGTTACTGGGATATCAAATGATTTCATAGAATCAAGGTCTGATGTTTCATACCTTTGTGAATTATTCCCACTTTCTATTGTGATAATATTCCCTTCAGATGTGATAGTTGGGTCTTGGTAAAAATCAACCAATGTCAAAAATTCACTTAGTGTTTCTTCAAACCCAAATTCCTCAAATGGTTCTTCACCATATTCTTCAAGATTGATAAAAGCAA